GGATGATTTAAAGCCTGTTCACCTTTAATCCAGTAAGCATGAGTCATGTTTTGCGTAAGCGCAAAGAACAAAGTCTTAGGCGCTTCAAGCATATGCTTTTTGCGAACAGGAACATGAATTGTGGGATAAGGACAGTTTGGATACCAAGACCTGACTTCTACTTCTGCAAAGCCTACAGCTTTACCATCTCTGTAAACAATTAGATCAGTTCCATAAATGTCAGGATTATCTTTAGCCTCTAGACCCCATTTCATCTTGATCCAATCCGTTACAGCTCTACGAGCTGGAGGATCGTATTGGTCATGCAGAATTTGGTCAAACTTTTTTATTTTCATGTGCTATGTCTTGAAGTTTGAGCGCCATTTCAACTAGATCGCTACCAATTTGATAGGCTTTGCCTTTATTGCCTAAAAGCATAGCTTCCTCGTAATCCTTGGTTAATCGTCTTAAAACCAGTAGTGGTAGTGCGTAATCGTTCATATATTTCCCTGCCTCCTGTTACTAGATAAAGTTCTCCAAATCTCAATAATTCGGATCTCATGGTTTCGCTCATTGTCGATTTGCTTAAAATTCTTCAGCGCTTCAGTCCACGCTTTTACAGCTTTAGCATAAGTTTCGCTAGATTTGGCTATAGCCGTTCTTTCAGCAACTGTGCCTTCAGCAAGCAAAAAGGCATGACTTTCAGCTTGTTTTAGACCTTCCTCAAGGTATTTAAGCTCCCCATACCATCTAGCATGATTCTCATCAGACATAGACAGCTTGATTAGAGCTTCCTCAATTCGGTTTTCGTTTAGTTGATTTAAGTTCATTTCCATTCTCCTTTTTCATCAGCTCTATTTCCCTTCAACCATTGATCTTCAAAATCCCTTAAAAGTTTCACATGAAACCTATGTTTTTTTAAATACTCTCTAAAAATCTTTAAACCCCATATCCTGCGCCATTTTATGAGCTGTCGAACAGCGCATTGGTGCTTGTAAATTTGCTCATTTTTCAATTACCCAACCCTTAAATTCTCCAAGCTGAAAAAATTGTTTTGCATTTTTAGGTATGTTGATTGGTCTTTGGACACCTGAAAGACTAAGTTCTTTATTCAAAATATCCTCAGCTTTTGCTCCGTTTTTCAATTTCCAAAACATTGTGAGTCTTTTCATCACAGTAGAAAAATAACCATGCTCATCACAAAATTTATCAACTACGATAATTGCTCCACCTTTATTCATCTTTTCATAAAGTTTCTCTATAAATTTTTCTTGTTCATTGACAGGAAAAAACATGGTTGTAAGCATCAAAATAGCAACATCAAATGATTTATAGTTATGCAGAGTTGCATCACAAATCCTTACTTCATAAAGATTGTCTGTGTTGTATTTATAAATTTCACACATTTCTTCGCTTTGATCTAAAGCAATTATTTCTGCATTTCTTTCATGTATTAATTCTTTTAAAGCCAAAGTCATGTTTCCTGTAGAACATCCAATATCGTAAATAACCCCATTTTTAGGTAAATAATTTCTTGTGATGTAAGCAACTGATTCAGTTACCAATTCATACCAAGGAAGCTGTTCTCTAACATGAGAATCAAATTTTTTGGCAAACCCTTCTTCAAAAGTCCAATCTTTCATAATGGCAACCTTTTAGCTATTTCATAAATAACATTGACAGTTACAGCTCTACCGCAACGCTCATATCGTTGAGAATCTCCGACTAAACTTCCATCTGAATACCATTTTGTCCAGTTATCAGGTAATGATTGAAGTCTTTCACATTCCAAAGGAGTTAGTTTTCTAAGGCTTGATCCAACCATTACTCCATGCCTATCCTGAGCTGTTACAGTAAAAGCGACTTCGTTATGGTCTTTTATTCTTCTGCCGTTTTGCCGTTTTTCTTTACGATCAGGAGTCAAAACAGCTCTTACTTCAGTTCCAATATAAGGAACATTATTCCCACCAGTTCCCATATTTGCTGTCAAAGTAGGTGCGTAATCACCTTTTATATCTCTGAAATGGGTTCTTCTCCATTGGGTTGCTCGAACAAATCCATTTGATTCGTTTCCTTCGTCAATAACGGCTCTTGTTCCGCCGCCTTTGTAATAGTGTCCGTCAAGCGTTGGTAAATAACTTGACCGAATCCGTTCCCCTTGTCCTTGTGTTTCTTGGTTCTGTCCACCATTCTCTGCAAAGCACCTTCCGAGAGGAAATACTTTGGGAGGGGTTCTGCCTCTAAGATGTCCGATAATAAACACTCTTTCCCTATTCTGTGGGACTCCGAAATTCTTGCTGTTAATACATTCCCATTGGCAGTCATACCCCAATTCATCCAAACTGGAAAGGATGACTGCAAAGGTTCTTCCTCCATCATGGTTGAGGAGTCCTTTAACATTTTCAAGGAAAAAATATGGGATTCTTTTACCAGCGAGGATTCGACAGATTTCAAAAAAGAGAGTGCCTCGTGTATCTTCTGTTCCGAATCCTGTTCTTCTTCCAGCAACTGAAAAAGTTGCACATGGAAATCCTCCAACGAGTAAATCGGCTTGTGGGATTTCATCAGGTTGAATGGTTCTAATATCTCTTGGGTCAGGTTTTTCTTTAAAGTTGTATTCATAAATTCTCCTAGCTTTATCTTCAATTTCGTTAGACCAAACGCATTGATGCCCTGCTTTTTCAAGTCCAAGCCTAAAACCGCCAATTCCTGCAAAAAGTTCAATAAATCGCATTAAGCAACTTTCCTTTTCTTATCCCTTTGGTCAAGAATAAATTTCTTCATCTCGAAATAGCTGTTAAAACGAGCTAGGCGAGGATCTGCGCCACATTCGATCCTATATGCCTCCTCAATCTGTTTGTCGCTTCCTAGAGGCATTTCTGAGGCTTTCTGAGCCGTTTGAGTGATCCAAGAAGCCTCAAATGATCTCCATCCCTTAAAAATGATGGTTTCTAAGACATCCGATAACGGCATTTTGGCTAATTCGGCTTCTTTGACCAATCTTGCAAGAACTCGGTCTGTTACAGGAGCTTTGAGTCGTTTCCTATAAACCAAAAAATCATTCCATAAATCAAAACTCACTCCTTCAGGAGTGGGTATAGTTTTTATATGGTTCTTGGTTCTTGGTTCTTGGTTCTTGGTTGGCATTAGGGGGTGATTAGGGAGGGGTATAGGGGGGGTATCGCTACCCTTATGCCACCTTAATGCTGCGCCTTTGCGACCCCCATCTTTCATAGCTTTGTATTTGGCTATTTCCACATCAGCTCTTTTGTTATGCCAAGCATCATTTTCATAAACAAAAAACTCATGCAAAAGATTGCCCACAATCTCAAAGCTAGACCTTACCTTACGAGCCAATTTAGCCGTATCCGTAAAAGGTTCTTCGGTTTGGTAATAAAGGTCAATCATGCGCCTGTAAGTCAAATCTTCCTCATCCGTAAGATGGGAGGTATGACTCAGATAATCCCCTATGTGAAAAGGGTAAAAATTCATCTTTACCCCTTAAAAAGATCAGGTCTGAGCATTTCCTTGGTCAGTCTGCCTTCCGATAGCTCTATGAGCGTTCTAATGTGTTTTACAGGTATTTTGCCTCGTTTAGACCATTGGTAAATTGCGTTTTCCCTTACACCTAAAGGCTTTGCAAGGTTAGCCAATACCCCAAATTCCAGCTTTAATTCGTCAAATGGTTTCATATTATCCTTTCGTAAGAAACAGACTAGATCATATACCAAAACGAAAACAAAGCATAACCCTAATACTGGGGAAACTACTTAGAAACTAATTTTATAAAAGTGTTGCAATCTGTCTTTTTGTGTATAATCGCTCCATGCAGTAAATTTTTTTAACCAAGTGATGAAGGGAAAGTTAAGATGAAAAAAGAAATTCAACTTCGTGGTAACTGTCAATGCTGTGGCAGAGAGCAAGCTGTAGTTGGTGGCTTGATGTCTAAGCATGGATATACAGTAGAAAATGGCTGGTTCTCAGGTGTTTGTGAAGGTAGAAACTTTCGACCAATGCAAGTTAGTCGTGTAGAAACAGATAACATCGTTGCAAGCATCCGTATTCAGATCCCTAAGTTGTTGGCTCAAGCAGAGCAATATGAATCAGGAGCTGCAACACCTGATTTTGTAGTTCAACGCTCCTACAGCGCAGAATTAAGGAAGAGCATTGAAACCAAGATTCCTTATGCTGAAGCTAGTGCTTACGATCAAAAGATTGCAAGAAGCCAAATTGTTTGGGCTTTAAAAAGCAGAGCTTCTACAGGAAAAACATTTTCAGACCAGTTGGAAAGTATTGCTAATAAAGTTCATGGTTTACCTTTAATTGAAACAAGCAAAAAAGAAGTAGTGCAGATTTGCGTTGGCGATAAAAAGAAAAGCCAAGAAACAGGATTGACCTACATCTGCTTCAAGGTTGAAGGTGCAAGAGTTTGGTGGACTTCTGCAAGAGCTTCTGATGGCAAAGTAATGAAAAGCTGGATGGGTTCACAGTCTTGGAGAAAGTTGGAAACTGTTTAAAGATGGATTGCCCTAGAAATAGGGCTTTCCTAATTACTTAACAAAAAGTGTTGCAAAGTGTTTTATAGTGTTACAATAAAATCTCTTAAACAAGTGTTGAAAGGAATGAAAATGTATAGCGAAATTCAAAAAAAAGCAGCAGTAGCAATTAAAAATGCCATGATTAAAAATTCAGCTTGGCATATTGGTAAGCATGAAGATGGCACACCAGCTCTTGATATTGATTCTTTATATCAAGAACTTGCTGATGCAAGAATTGGTGGTTGGTTAGGTTTAAAAGCTGTTGAGGCTTGCACTTTGTCTGATTGGAGCGCTGCTATGAAAATAGTTATTTCTCAAGAGCGCCACAAGCAACAAGATGTTGATCGTTTTGATATTACTAATCGCATTGATCGTTAATTGTTGAAAGGAAATTGTATGCAAAAAGAACCTAAATTATGGGAAGTCATAGCCTCTTGGATTATGGGAGCGACTATCGGAATCTTCCTTGCTCTTGTCTATATCTACAGAACAGGAGGCTTCTAATGGGTATGTCTAAACATGATGCTTACTATGAGCCTGAAGATTATGATGATCGCTCAGACGAAATCGAGCATAGAACCTACGAGCTGATGAAAGTAGGCGCTAAATACGATTACAGAACAGCTTCAGCTATAGCAGAAGCATTAAGCGAATTAGATGTAGCAGGTGCAGATTCTCTCCAAGCCATGATTGATACTGGAGATTATGAAAAGATTGGCAGAAAAGTAATGATGATGGCTTTGGATTACATGGAGCGTTTTGCCAAAGATGCAGCAGAATCAGAAATCAACGACTAAAGGAAAAGTGATGAAAACATATCAAGAAATCAAAAGAATTAATGTCAATGAGCATACAGAGAAGAAAGGTAAATTTACCTATCTCTCTTGGGCTTGGGCAGTCGATCAGCTCTTACAGCTTGATGCAACCGCTACATGGGAATACAAAGAGCCTGTTTACTTTAACGAAACTTTGATGGTTTTTTGTTCAGTAACAGCTTTTGGCAAAACCATGACAGCTCAGTTACCAGTTATGAACATGAACAAAGCTATTCCTAATCCTGATGCGTTTCAGGTCAATACAGCTATGCAACGCTGTTTAGCTAAGGCTATAGCTCTGCATGGTTTAGGTCTGTATATCTATGCTGGTGAAGATATTCCTGATGAGGAAGAAGTCGATTTAACCAAGGAAACTAATTTTTGGTTAGAACAAATTAATTTATGTAAAAACATTGGAGAACTAAAAGATGCGTATAGCAAAGCCTATGGAGTTGTTTCCAAAGACAAGTCAGCAATCGCAAAAATTTCCTCTGCCAAAGATGCCAAAAAAGCAGAACTGGGAGCTTAAACCTATTTTTGATGCAATCTTAGCAAGAGAAAAGGAGGCTAGGAAAAAATGACACTTTTAATCACATTCCTAGCTCTTACTGGTTTTATTTGTTGGATCTTTATTTTGTTTGTTCTTATTTATATTTATTTGGAGAAGTGATGACTACCTTTACAACAGAAGATCGTATTGCAGCGATACAGCAAGGAACTGAGGAATGGCATCAGCTCCGCTTAGGCAAAGTTACCGCCTCTAGAGTTGCTGACATATTGGCAAAGACAAAATCAGGAGCTTCAGCTAGTCGAGGAAACTATCTGATTGAGCTTGCCTTGCAACGAGTTACAAAAACCATAGAAGAATCTTATAGCAATTCCGCTATGGAATGGGGAGTTGCTACAGAACCTCAAGCTAGAGTTGCTTATGAGGTTTCGACAGGTAACTTTGTGGATCAGATAGCTTTTGTTAATCATCCCACAATAGAAGGCTTTGGATGCTCTCCTGATGGTCTTGTAGGAGAAGGATTGATTGAAATCAAATGTCCTAATTCGGCTACTCATTGGAGCTATATAAAGGCTAATGAACCGCCTCAGAAATACATCATTCAGATGCAAGCTCAGATGTCAGTTACAAAAGCTAAATGGTGCGACTTTGTGAGCTTTGATCCTCGTATGCCTGAAAGA